AAATCATAGAACCCAGCCCTCCATGCAAACGACATTTCATCAGCTTTTCCAATTCGTTCAGCAGCATCACTTCCCTGCCATTTAAGAATAGTTAGTGCAACCACAGGCAAAAGAGTCGCAGAGTTTGTTGTAAAGAAGTGATTTAGTGGCATAGCTATAAGTGTGTTCCAGATACACTTATTTAGTTCTTGGCGAGACACTTGATCGTTGTCTGCGACATCATCAAATACTTGAGTCACCTGAAAGAACATTAGCAGCCATTCGACGGCAGAAGCAGGCAACTGAAAGTGTTCTTCCAGATTTTGCTTCAGTGATGTCAGACGCTCATCCATTAGGTAATCTCCCTCCCGGAGGCAGTAATGGTCAAAGACGTAGCAGCGCCGGCTAGAGTCGAGATGAACCCGCCTGGCTCAAGCACTTGGCCCACCAGTTCAGGACACTGGTAAGTCTCTGCCGGCACAATGGTCCGGGTCTTTAGGATGAGGTTAGAGTTACTAGCAGATCCTCCAACAGGAATCAGGTTCGTGCTAAAGGTCACGTTGGTCGTGTTCGTGTTTGTCACCGTGAACTTGTCGATGATCGTCTTGCAGGCCACAGCGGTGTACTGCGCAGTCTGAACCGCTTCAGCCTGTTTGGGAGGAATGATGTTTTTGACTGTAACGGCCATGGCTAGGAAATGTTATCGGTAACAGTGAGAATTAATGAGGGAATGCTGGGAGCTGGCGGGACTGCTGCCGAAGCGTGGATTTCGCAATCAATATCATCAGTGGACCACATGAGTTCAAAATAATCTTCCAGTCCAAGCTGGACCACATAGTTCCAAGCAGCAACAGATTCTCCATTGTTGCCCTGAATGCGAATCTTACCCGCCGAATCTGGCAAGTCAACTCCGTTGATCCTTAGCCAAATATAAACAAGCCCAACTCCACCGCTTGTTTTTAACAACTGAGCAGAAAACTGAATGTTATAAACTCCCTCGGTGTCCACATACACGCGAGATGTTGGCGTGCCAACTCGAACTCCAAAAGACAAGTCAGTGACATCAACAGTTATGCCGTACGCCGTGTTAATCACAGCAGCATTCTGTGTCACATTCGATTGGAACGCTCCGTACCGCTTGCGCTTGTTCTGCTCGAACACCGGGGGCAAGATTTGCTCTTGCACGGCCTGTGTCACTACTGGAGGAGCAATATCAAAGTCCTGACTTTCTGACGGCCTCACAGGAGCCAGCGCAAGCAGCTCAACTGCATCAGCCAACCTAGTGATAGCCGAGACTGCCTGCTGCGCCCTAGAATCCGCATTCTGTGCGTTTATCGAGACCTCTTGGATCAGGGACGCATTCGAGTCTAGGCTAGACGGGATCAGGTCAAATAATTGCTCAAAAGCTCGAATCGCACGCTGCGAAGGCAGGAACTCAGCCAGTTCATTTCGAGTGATCTTGAAAGGGCCGGTCATACAAAGAGCGGTTCAACTCTGGCCTCAAGTCTAGCAACAGAAAGCTGGGCGTCGCTTGTCCCACGGAACTTCTGCGCTCTCCACTGCCTCATGCGCCCCTGCTGTAGCCATGACAACCGCTTCCCACGCACGCCAGTCAGGCCAGCCTTGCACACACGCTCTTGGCTCCAGGTCAAGCCGTCCTCGGTGTACGAGGTCCAGATACTGGGATCCGCACCAAAGATTGAGTTGCCGGTCAAGGCAATCAGTTCCATTTCGTGGAAGATCACTCCTCGGCTTTGGTTGTAAGTAATGATTGTCGCAAACTCCCAACCATTCAAGGCGCCCCAGTGCGAAGAGAGTGCGTCATCAAGGTAACCAAAAGCTGTGCTAGTAGGATCACCCACGTTCCAGCGGTTGTACGCCCATACCAGATTGCGAGCGCGATACTGGCCGTCTCCCACGATGCTGGTAGCAAGAGTAAACCATACTGGACTTTGAGCTGCAGTGGTGGCAGCGGCATCAAAGACCAGCGTCTGATTTGGCAAGTGGATGTACAAGTGACGATACCCCTTGTCTACGCGAGACTCGACAAGCACGTTGGTAAGCTCCTCTTCAGTAAACTCAGTAAGCAGCAGGTCAATCTCCCGGGTGGCAATGCGTTGCGCGTTACTGCCAGTGATTAGCCAGACTGAAGGAGCCTCATTACGGCCACCGCCAATGAACGCGATGCTTTCCATGAACACGCAGCAGGTGCGAGTGCCAATGGTGCCACGCTGCACCTGAGCGCCTTCCACTCGCTGAAACGGGAACAGCGAGCCTCCTACGTTGTCAAAGACTTCGATAGTGTGCCGATTGAGCGCATAGACTTCGTTGCGCACCTTTAGGAGGGCCACTACGGGGTCTGGATCAGCTTCAGACGACCCATACTTGAGCGGGTTGACAGAGAATGGGTCGTTAAGCTCAGTGACGACAAGGAACTCTCCGTCGGTCGTCATAAAGTAGCCATCAACCCAGACGAAATCTACGACCGTGCCTAGGTCAACATCAGTAATCTGTTGCAGCCCAGTGCTTGGACGATACAAGAACAGCCGGCCTCCTGATGCCACGCCGAGGTAGTCGAATGAGTAGTCGAACGTCACATTGCCAGTGCCACCAACATCCCCTATGACAGTCACTACGTTTGTACTAGAGATTGACACTAGTTTAGTGCCCATCACTCGGTACACGATTCCTTGCCACTCGATGCCTCCACGGTCAATGCCGGGGCCTGTGCCAAGGCCAATGATCCCGTCTGCCGGTCGAAAGTAACCGTCAGAGATGCCTGACTGAAGCATGACAGGCACCATGTTCCGTGGATATTCCACACGGAAATCCCCAGCGGTGCTTGTGTAAATGCCGTTGAGGATGGGGACTTGCATTACTTCTTCTTGGCGGTCTTGGCTGATGCCTTAAAGGCGGCGGCAGTAGGCGCACCCTTGGCGCCGGGCTTGCGCATCTTTTCCTTTGAGCCAGCTTCGATGCGTTCGCGTTTGGCGTTAATGTTTGCGTATAGTCCTTTTTTCATTTGCAGTTCCAGCGTTTGAGTGATGCAGCTTTACGAGTTGGGCGTCCCTTCTCGTCTTTCATGGGACCAGGCATTCCGCTCATGCGAGCACAGAACGACTTCTTGCGGCCCTCGTCTGCCTTGGTTTTTGGGTTTGGCGCGGGCGCCTTCAGGTTGCTGCCAGTAGCAGCATTGTATTTGGCTCGTCCCTTGGCAGTCAGCCCGGCACCTTTAGACACCGGCAGCTTCTCGCCTTTGGATACAGAGAGGTTTACCTGTTTCTTGCTCATTGTGGGTGAACTTGTTGTTCGAGTGCTGAAATACGTTGGGCGAGAGCGTCAAGCTGGGCAGATAGCCCTGTGACCTGTCCTACGCCGTGAGTGTGCGCGACAGCAGCAAAGTCTGCCACGTTTGAAGTGATGATGTCGCCACAGCCCACTAAATCAAGAGGAGTGTGCTGGTGGTCGATGATGGCAGCTCCAATAGCTGCCGGGGTGATCGCATCAGGCTGGCCGGCGGCATGAGTGCCTGCGTGCGGCGCAGCGATGGCGAGAATCTTGCGAACAAGACCAGTTTTGAGCTTGGTCCAGAGAGAACCAGTGGAGGCGTCGATAGCCAGTTCTCTGACTGCGACATCTGACGGACTTGGGGTTTGACCGTCGTTGACTTTGTTATTCAACAGAATAGTTGGCATGGCTTCCATTTAGCATTAACTCAAAACAAATCAAGCCGCCGGATCGGACAACGGCTTGAAATGTGTGAGTGTTACTGAGGATTGGCAGCGTCGTAGGCCGCCTGCGCTTCTTCTTGTGTAGCGTATTCCGTTGGATCATTCCCCCAAAACCATTTTCCGTTTTTGGATCCAGGATTAGTGTATTGAGAAATGAGTGAGTTATTTTGCAGCCATCCCGCAAATAGACTTTCAATATATGCGTCGTAAGCAACCTGCGCCTCTTCCTGTGAAGCGTACTCAGTCGAGTTAGATGCCCATTGACCGTTCTTTGCTCCAGTCCCGCCATACTGATTGACTCCCACATTTGCAGTGAGCCATGCGTTATATGCAGTAATTTCTGCATAATCTGCTTGTGACTGATTGTCATACGCAGTCGAGCCATATGCCCACTGCCCGTCATGCGGATTGCCAATTTCGACAAACTGATTCACGCCAACATTGGCTGTAAGCCAACTGATATAAGTACTTTCAAGAATCCATGCCGCAAGCGCAGCTTCAGCATCAGCAAGCGTTGCGTATGGATTGCCAACAAACGCATAAAGTCCATTATAGTAACCTCCAGCAGTGTATTGCTGAATGGTTGTACTATTGTACATGAGGAACATGTTAAACGAGATCTGTCCTTCAGCCGGAGACAATTCAAAGTTTGGCGGTGTAATAGTTCCGTTTACAGTTCCGTTGTTTATGGACAAAATTCCAAACGTAGCGTCGCCCGTTACGATTGCGCCTGCTTTGTTTTCAGCATTGCCTTCAAACACAGCATTGCCAGTAACAGTCCCACTGTTTGCAGAGCCAGTCTGAAACGTCACATTCCCAGTGATAGTTCCAAAGTTTTCCGAACCGGCGCCAAACACAGCGTCGCAGGTCATTGATATAGATGGATTCATAGTAAAAAAAGAGCAAGGGGCAGCCAGTGTTTAACTGGCCGCCCCTGCGGTTGTGTTAGCGATTAAACGCCACGCCATTGAGCGTGACGACACCAGTTCCACTAACAGAACAGGTGAGGTTAGCCGAAGGATCTGCAACAGAGGTCAGCGTCAGGTCATTAGACCCAATATCAATGCTCTGAGGCTGAGTCCAAGTGTCCAGATCGGCAGATCCAGAACTTAGCAGCGTTACGTCAGTAGTAGCCCCGGGAAGCTCTGTAGCTGCCTGTGTACGAGCGCTGTCACCGTACCAGTTAGCAAGAGTGCTCCAAGAGTTGCCTACGTTGGCGTAGAAATAGGCCCCGATCACGGGAGTGGTGTTGCCTCCACCACCCCCGCCATTAAAACCCGAGAACGTCCCCCCGTCCAAGGTGCTGTTCTCAGTGAGAATTACACCCGAGTCGGTAGGAACCGAACCAGCACCAATCAGGCCGCCGGTGATGGCGACGTTGTTTGCATTCTGCGTAGACATCGTGCCCAAGCCAGCAATCGTGCCTTCTGCGCTGGACAGACGAGAGTCGAGGTTCTGACCTTCGAGAGTCGTAACCCGGCCACTCACTCCGTCGATGCTGCTCTGAAGCGTGCTAGAAGCTGAACTAACAGCGGTGCTGACCTTGCTGTCCACTTCTGCGGACGAGTCAACTCCGAGGTTCGTGCGGGACAAAGCGGCATCAGCGAGATCACTCAGGTTCGAGGAGATCTTCAGTGACGCATCAGCGCCAGCCTGTGCCGTTGCAGCAGCCGAAACGGCGCTGTCAGCGGTGGACTGGGCAGCGTCTGCATCAGCCTGCGCTGCGGCTGCGTCGAGGACGGCCTGATCGGCAGTGCTCTGTGCGGCTGCGGCTGCGGTGACTGCGCTGTCAGCAGTGCCCTGGGCGGCGTCAGCGGCGCTCTGGGCGGTCGTCAGACGGCTGTCAAGGTTCTGCCCTTCCAGCGTGTCAACGCGGGAGGACACGCCAGCGATGCTGGAGGCCAGTGCGGTTGCAACGTCTGAGCCAGCAGCCAGAGCGTCAGCAATTTCCTTCAGGGTGTCGAGCGTCGCAGGACTCCCATTGATGAGGGAGGCGATTGCCGCGTCCGTGTAAGCGTCGGAAGCAGTCTTGGAGGTGGAAACCTTGCCATCAACTTCTGCGCTGCTGTCAACGCCGAGGTTAGTGCGGGCAGTCGAAACACTCCCCAAATCACTCAGGTTGGACGCGCTTTTGAGCGAGGCGTCGGCACCGGACTGAGCGGCGGCGGCTGCCGTCGTCAGCGTGTCAAGAGCGTCCTGGAGGCCAGTGACATCAGAAATGACATGGGTGTGTACCGCACGAGCAAACGCGGCAGCACTCTCGAAGCTGAGAATCGTACCGTCATTCTTCTTGATGAACAGCTTGCCATCAGCAGTGTTCAGCGCAATCTGCCGCAAGGGCAGCTCTGCGGACGTTGGGATAACGCCGGCTGTGGCGCTATATTTAAGCAGGAACTGATTAGCCATATTAGTTTTTGTTTACCGCAATTACCCGGGGAAAATTACTTGGCGACCCATCCAGTGTTGGTCGCGGTGCCGGATTCTTTAACGTAAAGCGTAGTGTTTACCCCTCCGGCAAGGTTTAGGAAAAGGCTGCCAGGATTGGCTGTGACTACGCCTTCTGGAGAACCTGAACCAACGCTGATTGTAGCACTTAGTGTTGCGCCTACATTGTTGAGCTTGATGCCACCAGAATCAAGGTTCGTCGCCGCTGAAGCGTCTGCTGCAATCCCAATGCCAACTCGTCCGGCGGCATTGATTACAAAAGGAGTCGCATCAGGAGTCACTGAGTCTTCAACCTTTAAGCAGTCCCCTGTTCCAAGGTTCGTGATCCGAACAGCAGTGGCAGCAGAAGCAGGATTATTTAGGTCAACGCTGATGCCTGAACCTGTACCAGTTACTCCCTGGGTAACCCCCAAGGCTGAACTGGCAACATTTACTGAAATAGCTTGAATTGCCGAAAACGAATTCTGGGCAACTGTAGACGCAGTAGGATAAGTGGCGCCGTTATTGCCTCTCCATGTTAAAACATTGGTGTTTGACATCCACATATCCCCCCCAACTGGAGTTGGATTAGTGTTTGCACCAAGATTCAAGGGAGCATTTGTGCCAGAAGGCCCAAGCACGAGCTTGCCGGTCATCGTGTCTCCAGCCTTGGCAATCGTGCCTAGGTTCGTTCTTGCAACGGCATTGCTTGCCGAAGTCATAAACAAGTCGATGTCTGCGGAAACTGTGAGATTTGGCATGGCTAGGGTCGGATGTAGATTGAGGTGCCGTCAGGGCGCCGAAACTGAGATGTCCCATCAGGACGAAGATAAGTGAACGCGACAGGAGGAGGTGGTGGTGTGCCTCCAACGGTTGCAGGAGTCTTAGACCGCCGTCTGGACAGGAAGCGCAGCATTACAGGCCGAGACCTTGAATGATGTGCAGCGAGCCGGCGCCACCAGGAGAGATGAACGAGACAGTGTCATCATCCTGATCCTTGCCGATAGTGATCTGTGAACCCACCAACACAGGATAGCCGGCAGTCGTAGCGGGCGCCCCAGTGACAGCATTCCCCACGCGCACATACACGATGGTGGAGCCTAGGTTAGTGAACACAATCGACTCCGAGGTGAGCCCAAGAGTGACAGAGGCAGAAGTGACATTCGGAGTAACAGTGACGCCGAGTCTGTAAGCAGGTTGAAAAGCAAGGCCCATAAATTTAACAGTTAGCCAACACGATACCAGTTCTTCAGAATTGGTTCAAACTTCATCAAGAAGAAATCATTTGCAGCCAGTGACGCAGGTGCGCCAATCACGTTTGCGCCATTGCCCAGCACACTCAGTGTGCCCACCGATTGAGTGCAGTTTACGAGCACTTCCTGTCCTTCCTGAACATTGATGACTGCCGGCATCGTAATCGTGCCAGTGGCAAAGCCAGCAGTGGGCGTGATGATAAGCCACGCGCTAGCACTCTCAGAGGCCACAGCCACAGTCCAGCCAGTGGCAGAAGGGGCAAAGTATTGAATGGTCTTCTCACCCAAAATGCCGCCGCCACCACCAAACTCTTCAGTGGCGTTGATGATGTAATCGTAGACGGACTGGGCCAGAACCCGGTAGTCCTGACCATTGACATTGACGGCAAAGTTGGTCGATGCCGTGACCGTGTCGATTAGAGAAAGGCGTTCAATGGACATACTATGAGTTCCTGAATTGGATTTGACCGTTGGGTTCCACCTGTACGGGGTCCAGATTTGGCGTGTCTACGAATACACGTTCACTGCGCTTGTATCCAGCCCCAAGTGGCAGAGTTTCTACATATTGCATTTCGATGGGGAATGCTGCTTGCATTAAAAGCTGGTCGTAGGTGACCTTGGCATTTGCCTTGGTATCAGGTGATACTTGCTTCCCGTAAGCAGGCGCCAACCGAATAGCCAGATTGAGCACCAAAGCCTCGTTTGCCTGCATGGGCGTATCAACCTGCTGGTCGATATTGCTGTCTTGCGGGTTGAGAGGCAGCGGATAGCCAATACGGATGTTCTTGGTGTACCAAGAAGCCACCATCAGATCAAGGCGCCGCAATGCGCTTTCAAGTTGATCTGCGGTCAGATCAAAGACGTACGAGGCAAGGCCAATCTCCTCAAATGCCTGCTCAATGATCTGCTTCTTGGTGTATCCCATACTACTTGGTGAGTGTTTCCTCGATTAGCTGCGAGATCTTCTTATCAGAAAACCGGCCATCAAACTTAATGCCAAGTTCAGTAGCCTTCTCTTCAAGTTCCAGACGAGTGGGTGGCGCAATGTCATCTACTTTGGTAGCTTCTACAACTGGCTGAACCTTTTTAGGCTCAATGGCTTCTGGCATTGTCTTAAACCAGCCATCCTTGAGTTTTGCCTCTAGTTCTTCAGCGTTTTTTACGCCTGCAAAATCATACGTTCCATTGGGGCGCACATGCTTCCCGGGAACCTTGTAAACGATAGTTGGAAATTCCATTACTTCTTGAGTTTTCCAACGGGTTTACCTGCTGCTTGTTTTGCTTTGCGAGCCGTGCTCAGAGCAATGGCCTGTTTCTGAGGCCGGCCAGCCTTAACCTCTTTGCTTATATTGCTAGAGATTGTTTTTGGGGAATAACCTTTTTTCAGTGGCATACAGATTAAATACACAAAAGGGAGGGCAGAGTCAACTGCCCTCCCCAGTGTGATTAACGGTTAGCCTTAGGGCTGGCCGAACAGGATAATCCCTGTCATTTCGGGCTGCTTGTTGACGACACCGAAGATCGTATCGAGGCGATAGCGAGTCTTCATGGTGTTGATGTCGTATTGCTTCTGCATGACCAGTTCAATGCCCTGGTCGGTGGAAGCACGCATCACGTTGGCGCCGGCGTCCTGAGGCACTGCGTAGCGACCCGGGAGGATCTCAATCGCGTCCTTCTGCCAGAAGCAGTTGATGGGAGCTGCCGCAGTGTTCATAAACACGATGGCGCTGGTAGCAGACTTCACGTTCACCACACAGTTCTGGTACTCAGCCGTTGCGGGCGTGTCGTTCTCAGACTGGTTGGAGATGATGGGAGGGCTGATGACCAGCGTGGTGCCACCAACGGGAACAGCAATGACCCGGAAGGTCTTGAGCTGGCCGGTGTCCTGCTTGGTGATGTGATGGACTGCATTCACACCAGTGATGGTCAAACAGTCGCCCACAGCCACATTGGTGCTGCTCGACACGGTCACCGTCTGATAACGGTTATCCACGTTGAGACGCTCAGAAGTCGTCGGGGACGAGGTGACTGCCTTGGGAATGTAAGCATTCGCGCCAGACAGCGTGTTGATCGTGATGCCAGCACCACCGGCAGCCGCAGCGATGCGGTTGGAGTAGTCGAGCTTGAACGTGTCGAAGCTCGAAACCTGGCCGATATAGGCGCGGTCGTAAGCGGTCAACGTCTTGCCCTGAAGCGTCTGACGACCAGCGAGGTTGCTCGCCATGCCGTTGTAGTCGCGGGTCGAGAGCGCTAGGTAACGGGAATCGAAGTTCACGCCCTGTTCGTTGAAGATGGCTTCGCACTGGGCGACATCATCAAAACCGCTGGCAGCAGCGATACGCTTGACAACGAGCGTGCCCTGCGAGGAGGCCACGTTCATCACGGCAACATTGATGTCAGACGCGAGTTTCTGCTTGGCAGAATCACCCAAACGCTGTTCCTGAAGTGCGTCACGCAGTTCAGTCGCAGTCATGATCCACGGCACAGACTGGTTGAACCCGATTGTGGCGGGCACAGCAAGCTGGGTGTAATCAAAGAAGTTCGCAGTCATATCAGTGCCCGAATACGAGCGACTGATGTAAGGCTGCGGCCTCCAGATGGTGTTGTTGGTGCGTTCCATCATCGTCTGATCGGTCGTGTAGATCGAGACGTTGCGGGACAGGACAAGGGCATCCTGAAAACCTTCGAGGAGGTTTTCAAAAGCTACCCGTTCTTCTTTGCTAAATGCGTTAGCCATAAGTTAGGATTGGTTTTTTAACTGACGTTTGTAAGCAATAACTTTCGTCATGTCGCCGGTGCGCGATGCTTCTTCACGCAACCGTTCCAACTGAGCGTTGGACGAATCAAGACTACCGTTTCCGTTAATCTTTTTTTCAGGAGGAGGAGCTTGTTTTCGAGAGGTCACAGTCAGTTGGGTTTCTAGTTTTGCTACAGCAAATGCGAACTTAACAGGATCAGTAATCTCACCAAGTTCTTTTGCTTTCTTTGGATTCTTACCCAAAGCATACACCACTATTGCCGGGTTCTGGGCTCCCTGAAGAATGATTCCCTGTTGAGTAACATTCAGAGTTTCAAGAACAGTCTCTTCAGCGTCTTCAAAATCAGATACTTTCAGCCCAGATTTACTCTGGGTATAGCCTTCCAACTTCTTTTGCCAAGATTCCTGTTCAGCTTGCTGCTTGGATCTTTGCTGCGCTTCAGCCTCTTCAGACTGCCGCTTGCGTTCAAACCAGTTAGCAAGTTCGTTCTCGAACTTATCTGAATCGTAATCACAGTCCTCAAGTGTCGGTTTCTTTCCAGTTGCAACAGGAATTTGCTCTGCTGTAGGATTAACCGCCTTGAGTCTTTCCTCAAGTTCGCGCTTCTCACGCTGCAACTCTCGGTAGTTCTTTCTCAGGTTACGCACCCATTCGGGCGCCTGCTTCTCTTCCTCTTCCTGGGGTGGCGATTCCCCTGCGATAGTAACTACAGTTTCGTCTCCGGGATCTTCAGTTTTCTCAGGCTCCGTATTTTCTACGGCCTCTGTTACGACTTCAATCTTATCGGATACTTCTTCTGTTGTTTTATCGTCTGCCGGTGTGGTGCTATTCATAAGTCTAAAACTATCTCAACGCAATAGAAATTAACTATTGCATTGGCTGGGCGGGCTGAGTCAAGCGGTCAGCGAGCGCAAAGATGCGTTCTTGATCGGTTGAACTCACCTTGGAAAGCGTCTCTGTCGTCTTTGCCCTAGCCTCTTCAGCCTTAGCGACTGCGAGAATACTGTCTGCCTGCGCTTTAGAGGCCCGTGCAATGGCTTCTTCACTGGCTGCCTGCAAGTACTGCGCCTGCGGGTCAGGCTGGGCATTCTGAGCCGCTGCTGCCATTTCTTCTGCCTCTGCCTCGGTGGGCTTAAGCACGCCCATCATCAGGAGTTTCTTACGGAAGTAATCACGAACGTCGCTAATCCCTTCGCCTTCCATGTTGAGCATTGCCATAGCAGAGAGCACCTGGGTCATCTCAGGGTCTTGAGTCATCGTCATCATGTCAGTGATCGCCCGGACTGTAGCTTGCCGCTTGGTGGCACTACTGGGTCCAACAGTGACAACAACGTCGTACTCAGCCTCTGATAGATCGTTTTCGTATTCGATCTCGCCTTCTTCGTTGACCACTGGCTTAAGCAGCTCGACTGGCTCCATCTTGCCCGATTCGTGGATGCTCTTCATCTTACGGCCTTCCTCGACAAAGATGTCCCTAGCGATAGATAGCCAGACTTCGCCACACCGTTTCACAGCCTTTGCCATGTTGGACATGTAGATAAAGGTCTGCATGTCGAGGCGCTGCTGGATGAGTTCCACGGTCTTGCCACTCAAGTGACTCACCATCTTGTCTCCCTGCCCCGGGGAGCCCAGGATCTCCTGCATATCCACTTCAGTAAGCTGAAGCAGGGCAGCCATAGAGGGCGGCAGAGCGGGAGGCTTCGTGTAGGCCACAGGACCGCCAATGATGGGGTTCCCGTTGGCGTCTGTCATCGTGTTAATCAGCAGGTAAGGGTAGTTCTTAAGGTTGTCCTCGGCCCACATGAGCTGGTGGCCGGCCACCTGTTCAGGGACCAGGATAGGCTTCTCCATGGCAGAGAGCGCACTGATCTCGCCCAGCTTACTTAGCTGCATGTTCTTGAGGCGTTGAGCGTCCTTGGCAAGCCTGACATGGCCCATGCAACGCTCTACGTTGTCTACGAACCAGCGTTTCCCGTACACCGGGATGATCGGGATGTGTTTGCCGGCGATGTAGCCACAGTCTTCAAGGATCTTGGCCCCAGACATGATGTACTTGTGGACCTTGCGCGTCTTAATCTTCTTGCGCCGCACTTCCTTCCAGCCAGTCGCAAGCATCTCTTCTTCTTTGTCGAGTTCCTCGGGCCTAAGCGACTCTTCTTTACCATTAAAATCCTGATAGATCCTAATCTGTTCAGAGACTTCCTCGACCTTGTAATACTCAGCGACGTACACAACTGAAGGCGTGTACCAGTCAAACTGAGAGCGGGTAACCGTCTTGGGCCAGGTGGACGGGTCATCGTCGTACTCGGCCTTGTAGGCGTCACGAGTCATGCTGGTGAGCACGAAACAACGCTTGGCATCAGCCTTGTCCTGTCGCTTAGCACCCAAGTCAAAGTAAACGCTAGTGTCAGCGTCAAAGATGGGCTCGATACACACCCGCTGCTTGTCTTCCTCGGGGTCTTCTTCGTTTTCGTACTCTGTCCTGAGTCTCCAGGCGCCAAACCCACCCATCACAGCCTCTTCAAATGCGTTGTCGTACGCCTCTTCAGCCCCTGAGTCTTGTTCATTGGCCCTGTACAGCCCGGCACAAGTGTCAGCCAGCTTGTCGTACTCTTCCCCGTCTTTGGAAGAGAAGTTTACTGTGATGCGATTGTTACGATACTCGTTAATGATCCTCAGGACTGCCATGTGGATCTTGTTGACCTCGAACCTAGGCTTGTTCTCGAACTGATCGCCAAGGGGGCCTTCCCATTGGGCGCCGGCCAGCGAGCAAAACCGCCGGTCCCCAAGGCAGTTCATGCGCTCCTGATACATGGCGCTCTGGATCTGGTCGAACTCTGCACGCGCAGCTTGGTGGATTTGGGAAAGTTTGTCTTCGGTCATCTCTTGAAAAAGTTAATCACTGGCATCACAAATGAACTATTCTTCTTTGTACCATACTTAGACGGAATAGCAGCTCTACTCAAGCCACTAACTACTAAATACCGTGTCGCGTCCATCAAATGGTCGTTATCTTTTACCACGCGTCCTTTTTCGTCCCTACGATAAAGACGAAACTCATTTAACCAATTACGAAGATTTGCAAATACACGGATCTTCCCGGCAGACATTGCCTGCCAAACGGTGTACAGCCCGCTCTCCACGGCGTTGTTCGCAAGCGTTATGTCGAGGCCGTGCCTGCGGTACATGCCAAGAAGCTGTTGCCCGTCAGTCTGCGCTCGACCGCGACTGGCTGGATCAATTACCCCCGGCATCTCGCCACGGGCTTTAATCGCCTCTGCGTGTAGGATCGGTTCTGCCTGGCCTCGATAGTACTCTGAGTAGAGATACGTCACCTCTGTATCCGGGTTGGTGGCGCCCCAGATAACCGCTGTCCTGTTCCAGCCTACGTCCATGCCGTAGCAGCGCCTCCAGTGCGCCGGAATGGCAAACTCTTCACTGATCAGTTCACTCTCTGGCACTGGGTAAATAGCACCTGCACCAAGCTGTGGCACACCTTTAGAACGCGCGTCCCTCTGGAAGGGCGGGATCGACGCCCAAAGCTCTTCCTTCTGCTGTTTAGTCAAGTGGGGCACATCGTCCCACGTCGCCATCCCCACATACTTGCTCCCTGACGCCTGCTCCTGCACCTCGCCATTGGGCATAAACGACAACACAGTCTCACTCATCCCCATCAGAGGGGTGAACGTGAGCATCGTCATGCCGTTGTTGGTCATCGTTCTAAGCAAACACTCTGTGTAGACATCAAGCGGAGGCTCTTCATCAAGCCAGATAACATCTTGTTCTGAGCCTTGAAACGCTTCCCGGCGCTGGTCATACGACTTGAATGTCAGGCGAGATTCACCTCCAGAGACGTGACGTACAGTGATGACCTCGATAGCCTCTGCGACGCCGGCCTTGGCAGTAGTCTTGATGAGATCTGACTTAGGGATGAGCCCCGTACCAAACTCCCCGGGCGGCCCTAGGAGCTTCATCTGAAGAATGTCGCGAGTCGTCTTGCCGGTGTCTCCCGCTGCCCAGGCACTCACAGCTTGTTCAAACCGTCTGCCCTGCCACCATGAGGGATAACGGCCAGTCATATGCAGCACCATCTCGTACCCGCCAATACTCTCAGTCTTGCCAATACGGTTAGCAGCCATCATCAGGCGCTCACGGTACTTGGCTCCTGCGTTAAAGTAAGCGATGTGCTTTGGATACAGCTCCCTACGGAACTCTCCAGTATCAGGGAAGTAAGTAGCGATCTTGCGCTCCCTTTTACGTCTCAAAGACTCTTCGAGTAAAAGAGTCAGTTCCAAGTTCTTGTCGAGCCCGTCGAGAATGTCGCTCATACAAGATCGGGTTCCCCGGACACCTGCACACGCAGGGCCGGGTATTTTCCGTTTCGTCCAGTCACACCCCCGGGCTGACTGATACAACTAAACCTTGGAAGATTGTTCACTTTTGTGCAAGACCTTAAACGCTTCTAGTGCGTCATTTTTGTAAGAATGTGGACCAACGTAGCAGTCTCGAAGGACACTAGCCAGTAGCGTAGCCATCTGTTTCCACGCCTCTGCACGCTCTGTTTCGTTGCATAAATCATTGGCAAGACTGAGGCTTAGAAAAGTGTCTTCGTCGAGATAGCTCATAGTTTCATTACAAGCACTTTGTATTCTTCGCCATCGTGCGCCCCGCCTTCCAACTCGAAGGTGAACTCTTCGTAGTCCATGTCTCTCAAGAGACTGTCCTGTAAGAGGGCATAAGCCAACTCAGCAGCTCGCTGGGGTGTTTGGGGTGTAAGGTCTAGGTCCATGAAATTGGTCTGCGTGCGTAACGGATGCGCAGCCCCCGGTCTGTCTCTCCAGACTGTCACGCCCATTGACTCTTGGCGGCGTTCCCGATTCGGCGTCCCGAAATTAAGCAGCGGCACTAGGGTCCAAGACCACTGCGGCTGTATCGTCTGAAAGAGGACCAGCAAAAGTCTCTACCAGAGTCTGGCCCGCTGGGGTGAGGAGGGTAGGCTCGTCTGGGGTGATGGCCGGCACTGGGGTGATGGCAGCCAAGAAAGCGTCTACAGCAGTCTTGATCTCCAAGAGTGCCTCACGCTGCTCTTCTACCTTGCGCTCCAGCGTTCCACGCTCCCTACGCACAGCCTTCTCCTTCCTGAGCTTCACAGCCTCCACGTTCCAGGCAGCCTTCAAAGCTGCACTAACTGACTTCTTTAGTGCGGCAATCTGAGGATTAGTTTCTTTTTTAGTACGAGGCTTACGAGTCTTAATGAGTGTTTCCATAGCACAAACAGCGATAGCAGAAGAGAAGGTTTGTGCAACTGGAAAAAGAAAAAGCTGGAGAGCGCCCGTCCCCGGGAGGGGACTGGCTTGGGGTGAGTAGGGGGAGTGCTAAGGGGGTTGTACTGGTTGAGGATAGGGAGAAGGGCGGCTGTGTAGGGACCTCGAACTTTCTCTTAAAAGGAACGGTCGATGGGGGTGACGACCCCCTCTGACCACTACAGGTAGTGGTTCAGCCTAGTGACACCACTATATGTAGTGGTCTATCTATCGGTGCACCGTATCGGTGCCCCTATCGGCCAGCCTATACTCTCCCGTATCAGTAGGATATGCACTTGCGTAAGTCCCTGATAATCAACATAACCCACTCCATCTTACCTATATTGTCGGGTGTTATAGGCTCTTAGCCTGTGTGACTGGCTCCACGAGCTCAGGCGCCGCTTGTGCTTGGTCCGTCACCACCACAGCCTGCACATCAATAGCTGCCGCTGGCGAGGCCATTAGACCGGCTCGCTGGGCATCTGCGAGAGCACGGGCCGTACGGGCTTCGAGCTGGGCATCTGTTAGCTCGGTGAGCGCGGCGAGTAACGGGGAGCCGTCCGCGTTGGAGAGTTTAGTGGGCAGGAGTTTGGAGAGGAGCGCACAAAACGTACGCGGGTCCGTGCGGCCAACATGCTCTAGATAGGATGCGCCGCCCAAGCGTTCAAACGCGTTGTGGATAGCATCTTTGATGCTGGCCGTTAGTTGGTTTGGTGTTCCTTTGGCGCGGCCAATGGTGCGCTCTCCGGCGCGGAGTAAATGCGGCTCAAGATGTGCTGGTGCTGGCATGCACCTATTTTCTTCCTTTTTCAGGTAATTTCAACCCCCACTAATTTTCCGATTCGGCCAGCTCCTCAAAAAAATTTTTAGCCTCTGCCCTGGTACGCACCTAAATATTTTTCCCCCCTCCCCCACACTACACAACTCCCACGTACCACTATACTTACGCAATCTAAGCGCACAGCAAACCGGCTTGGCACTCTGTAACTATACGTTTTTTCAACGCTTTACGCTATCGACTGCCCCTATTCGCCCCGCCTGATGCCACTACGCGAGAAAACAGTATCGTCATAGCAGAGCCTCTGACACCCCCCTAGAATCGCCCGCTAGGCGCCTTAAACAGCCGAAAAACTATTTCAGCAACTGTGCAAATAATATGTTGCTACTCTACGCTGCATCCGCGTAACTTCGGGTCATGCAAAAAGCAACCGTTCTTCCTGTTCTCTCCAACCTGCACAGTCCCGCAGACACCCTTGGTTTCTTTGAAGCTGTAAAGCTGTCCGGCTTGGAAAACACCCGCATGACAGTCTCTTACGCTGCACAGCGTAAATACTTCGGGCGGATCATTTTCGGAAAAAAAACAGTGGTAGTTAATGAGATCGGGCAAGTTTACGTAACATGGTGCAACGGTTACGATAAGGGCTCCTACGATTGCTGCTTCTACGCTTGCAACGCCTTTGAAAACACTCTCTCGCCAGTCTCTGAAATTCACTGGGCAAAGTTTTCAAAGTCAGTAGCTTAAGCCTCCCCAGAACCCCTGCGCAAAATAAACGCAAATACCCCTTGCACCATACGTTGCCCTAGCGTACAAAGAGCCCATGCAAGCAACTCCGATCCCCCACTACGTGCTCGAAACCTCCCGCGTTCCTTTTGGTTATGAACCAACCCTGATTTGCGAAGAACCCTCCTTGGAAGAAGCCCTTGCAACTGTGGCCTTCCTTCGCTCCCAAGAAGGCTCCGAGGAGTTTTACTACGAAACCTGCGAAGCCTAATCTCCCCAACCCCACCCAACCCAACTCCCACATATGCAAACACAAATCGACAACCAACTTCTGACAACCAACGGAATCCTGCTGGACTCTGAGGGCTTTGAAACAGCCACCAACGTCTGGGCGCGCATACAAGACGGCCTGCTGATGGTCGACTCAACTCCCCACGCTATATGGGACGTGCGCGTCTATCCTGACCGCATCGTATCCAAAGCCTCAGGCTGGACGCTTCTGTTTTAACTCTCACCCCCACAACTAAATCCCCAAAATGACAACACAAGAGCAACTGACAGCATGGGAAAATGGACGCGCCGAACTACCAACCGACATTCAAGACTGGGTCGTCTCTGGCATGTTGCCGGACGATGTCGCCGCCCGCTTTGCCGATGAGATAAACGCCGCTTGTGACTCGCTGGAAAAGGAGGGCAACTCATGAGCGCCACCCTCTACCGCTCCGGTTCCGCTTGGATCATCCGCGCTTTAGCTTCACACAGCTTCAAAACCGCCCGAGAAGCCCGAGCATGGGCTCGCGAAAATCACCTTAAGCTCACACGTTCAAATAAATCCGACAAATGAAAGCAGAATTCAAAACCGCCCTTTACTCTATTATTTCACGTTGCCATGTCGCGGATTCAAACCGCGAGGTACTCGAGTATGCAATCTCAAGACTGAAGCCCGAATTCTGGCAAGTGCAGGCGCTTTCTTGGAGAGTCAACTTTACCCGCGCCTGTCGCGAGTTACACAAAGAAAACCGCAGCCTTTACCGCGAGGTCATGCGAGGCTTTTAAGCCAATAACACACAACAAAGCGAAAGCCCGAACAAGGGGCTCCTCGAAAGAGGGGCCCCTTCTTTGCGTTTACACCTACCCTTTCCAACCCCATTCCCTCCCGTTTCCCTATACGCACCCACAACGCACAAAACACCCTCTAAAAAGCCTTTTCCCTCCCTTCCGCTGTGGCGATATTGCCATGCACAAATCCACCCCTTTAAGTGCCCTTCTGGCCCTTAGAAAGCACCCTTCCAAGCGTGCCCCGTGCCCCCAAAGTGACCCAAAGTCACCCCCTCTGGACCCCTAGGCACCCCCAGAACGGCCCATTTTCCCAAGGCAAAATCCCAAAATCCAAAATCGCAAAATCCAAATTTGAAAAGTCAATTTAATCGGTGAAAAGGGGGCCCAGGCAAAAAAGCACTAAAGCCTGGAGCTGGCCCTACCGATACTCTCCCTGTCAGTAAAAACCAAATACCCAAAACCCATGCAAAACCCCACCCCTACCACCACCGCCCTCTCCCTCGCCAATCAGATCTGCCTGGAGGCAGGTCTGCCCGTTCTGACCGCTCAAGAGTTTGAGCGTTACTACTCAGTGCCCCCCGTGGTGCACGGCGTAAACGCCGAGTCCCCTAGTCGCGCCTTGGAGTCTGAGTGGCGCCCTGGCCTGCTTGGGGCCATGCGGCTCGCGATTCTCTGGCACGAAGGAGCTGAGGCGCTGGCTGCCGCTGAGTTGGCTGCCGGCTTAAAGGCCACAGCGGCCTTCCAAGAATGGCAGGATGCGGCGCCGGAGCTGGCAAATGCAGCGGCTCAGTTGCGCTCGCTGGTTCACTAGAGCCTTCCTCAATCCTACGCTCCCGCCGAACAAGGGCGGCCTCTTAACCGGGGCCGCCCCTTTTGTTGCCTGTGAGCTGGCCATCCTAATGTCCTGGCGCCGCTGGCTCGTGCCTGGATCATATTGGTGCCTTCACCGATATGGTTCACCGATCTACCTAGGCACCCACAATCTTGCGCCCCTACGAAGATTCTCCTAAACCTGCCGTTTCCCTTTTCCGATTTAGGAAAACGGAAATTGGAAAAACCAATTCTCAAATTCCAATTTAATCCGTAAAAATGGACCCATCCCTAAACCATCTATGAGCACATCCCGTTACAGTAAGTCTGACATCATCTCACCGTCCCGCACTGACCAGTACCCAGAACGTGGCATGAGACTACAGTTCCCACCGCCCCCAAACACTCGCAAGTGGACGGGACTCAAGCTCGTCACCATTGGCTGTCTATTGGCCTTGGACATCTTGGCCCTAGTTGGCAGCTACAGCCTGGTTGAGTCCACGGCACTAGTCATCCTCGTCATCATCAACATCTGGGCACTCAACTGCGCACGCTAATATGAGCACGATGAACGGCAATCAGTTTTGGTCACCTCCTAGCCGGCACACACGCTGTCTGGGAGCTAGGTTTCTTGGACTCGAAGAAACGCTCCCTGGGGAGCCACCTAGTCTGGACGAGTTCCCTCGGCTCATCGAGCAGGCCATCAGGGCTGGGCTCGTACAGCGCCCTGACCCAGTGGTAGAGGAGATCACTCCGTCTGGTAAGCCTATCGCTGAGTGGAGGCACATCAGTTGTATCAAGTGTGGGCAGGAGTTTATTCGTGGTCACCGCAAACACACTGCGTGTGCAAACTGCCGGGTTGCCAAGAAGAACTGCACAGTGTGCGGAAAGTTCTTTCAGCCACCGAACAACAAGATCCAGTGCTGTTCTGAAGCGTGTGTGATGCAAAGTAAAAGCACAAGCTATCGGCCCAGGGTAGTACCGATCCACACCTGCAAGGTCTGCCAACAGCCGTTTACTGGCCGGCTGTCAGGAGCGGGCTGGGCCAAGACATGTGGACACGACTGTGCAAGTGTTGCCAAAAGAAACTATCACGCAGAAAAGCGTGAGTTGCGTCTGGCTGCGAAGGCGGCTAAAAAGTAGTCGTTCCCCCTAAAGCAAAGAAGGCGTCCCAGTTTCCCGGGGCGCCTTCTTTTTTGTGTCTTACTACTTAGTCTTTTTGCTCCTCGGCCTCTGCCAGGATGTCTCGTCGGAACTTATAGTAGGCCCACAGTGCAGACTGAGACTCACTCGATGAGTAACCTGAACCAATGCATTCGACTAAGCCCTCTGCGATTGCCAACAACTGTTTGAGTCGCTCTTCAGTGCTCACCCCCGCACCTCCTCCCATTTACCCAGCGTGCGCAGGAACGCCTCTGCACGCTCGCGGGCTGAAGCATGGAAATACCATCTGTCTTCATTGAGTTCGATCTTGCGAGCCATGATCCACATTTGATCATCAGTCAATGTCTTCTCCGCCTCATGCATCGCGTTGAGGTTGGTGCAGTAAAGCGGCACAAACATCACTCTATTGCACGTCTCGCCCGGCGCCTTTCCAACAACGCCGTCACTGCTAATGTCAGTCCACCCACACGCTTCAGCAATTGCCTGGTTAATTTGTTCGTCGGTCATATTAATGCTTATGCGTTTCAGCCATCAGTGCGTTCAAGGTCACCTGGAGATGTGACCAGCTTAGAATTTTGTGTCGTGTGCGCACTTCAGGCGCTCCAATTTTAAGGGCTTCCTTCAGCGCCTCCAGTGCGATGGACAGTGCCTCGTTCAGGTCAGCAATCTCAGCATCGAGTTGTGCCCTAGTTTTCATATCGTTGGCTGTGGTTATACTACTTGGATAGGTCAGACCCCTCTACGGGGCCGCCAAGGGCCTCTATCGGGGTTTTAGTAAGCTGCTTGAAGTTGTGGTTTAGCTCCATGCGGTCTGCCATGAACTGACTGACGTTGCCCCAATACAGGTTCACGCTGGTGGCGTCAACGTGGTCGAGGAGGCAGAGAGCGCCCCGTAACTCACCTTCGAGTTCGTTGGCTCGTTGAGCCAGCCTAGTGATGGTCCTTTTGAGGACCGCTATCTCTTCAGGAATGATTACGTCTCTGATGAGCGATTGAGAGTAGAAGTTTTCTTTCATCAAATCTTGAATCGGCTGAGTTGCGTTTCGACTTTAGGAATTTCTTTCGGCCTCTCGCTTTTTGCGCGCCTGCTCCGCAATCGCCAAATCGCCTTCAATAGCTATTGCTCTCATGTTCAAAATGTAGTTCCTGTCACGTTCTGACAAATGCGAAAGCTCATGGTCGATCTCCGGGTTCTTTCGTGAACCGCTGCCGCCCCTCAAGGGCGAGCAAGCGGGCTCACTTTTCTCCTTCTCTGATTTAACGGCGGGGGCTTGAGGCCCCGCCTTAAATCTGTTCTCTTTATCTCTAAAGCGTCCATGTGGTGTACTCACGTGCAGTTCACCACGTGTACTCACGTGCCGTTCATGTGGTGGACTGCCGCGTCCATGTGGTGGACTGCTAATCGTGGTCAAAAAAAAGGCATTCCGGGTTGCCCGGTAGCCTCCATTGGACCCCGAAAACTTGCGGATCAGCCCTTCTTTTTCGAGCGCATCCAGTGCCGTTTTGACAGTCCCACGAGAGCATCCCACATGCTCTGCGAGCTGCTCGTAGGACGCCGAAAAACGCCTCTTATGGTCAGTTGCTGCCGCGCTCTGGAAGTGAGTCAAAGCGCAGTAAATGGCATACGCATTGATGCCCAACTTGCCGGCTTGGGTAGCAGCATCACGGGTCTGCCAAGCGTATGGACCTTCGTCTTTTGGGTTCTCAGAACGTGGATTCATTGCCCGCAACTATATATGGTTTCTTGCAGTTTCAACCTCGGGAGTTCCTCTGTCGTGAAGCTGTGGTCGATGAAACGCACTCTGTTTGTGGGCTGGATCGTGAGCCGGCCACTGTCGAGTTGGACGAAGATAAACTCCTTGTCTTGCTCAGGAGCATCTGACCAGCCGTCGTGTAAATGAGCAGTCGAAAACAAGTATTGCCCGTGTGAAATAACGCCGCTTTTTAGCCTTACACTAACCTCCATTCCACGCATAATCGGGTTCTGGAGGACCGTGAAATCATAGCTGTAACAGTCCCAAAGCTGGGCTTCACTGATGCTCCAGTCCTGCCCGGGAGCGGCTGTAAACGATACTCCATTAGGCGGGATGTTGCGGTACAGTGCGCCCCCGTCTCTGAGGATCACATTGATCCCCCATGCTCGCCCAGGGATGGAAGTCAGGCCCACCCACATGGCTTCCACAAGGCCCACAGGCTCCTCGTGCGTGTAGGCGCTGTCCACCCAGATGTACCTGTGCGTTTGTAGTGCTCCAATCTTTGTAAAGTTCATCGTCTTCTTTTTGGTTTCTCATCGTCCTTTTCGATCACAGGCTTGAAACATTGCTGCCAAATCATGCCGTGTCGCTCAGGCGTCGGGCTGTGCCGGATGTAGATCTTGGAAGTCGGAAGTCCCTTCTCGTAACACCTGATGTTGGAACGTAGCCTGCGTTTGGTCATCGTCAGACTGCACGTCAAAGGCTGGTTCTCCTCTGTCTCGACTCGTTGGAGTGTGATAACCTCCCGTGCCCAGTTAGTCAGGGCACTTGAGCCAAAGCCACTGTAAGCCAAGTCCGAATCGGTCCTTGCAGAGGTCTCCTTGGGCTTGGGCAAGTGGTGAATGATCGCTAGTAGCACCCCGGTCTTCGAGGAGATCCTGTTGAGTTCATTGCAGAACTTTGTGACTACGGCCTGGTCAGAGATGTCGTCTCCCAAGTAACACATGAGTGGGTCAATCCAGACAACGTCAGGAGTGTGCTTGAGGACGAGTGTTTCCAGCACTCTCAAGAAGTCCGGCCCAGAGTGAATGTTGTCCCTATAAAAGATGACTCGCTCGTTAAGGAGGTCACGCTCAGTGTCTCCACACTGGCTCTTCCCATACTTGCAAAAGACTGATTGCAAGACTTCCGCTTGGTCACCTTGGTCATTCTCGGCTTGTATAATCAAGCTCTTGAGAGGCTTGACTGGGAGCAGGCCAAAGGTCAGCGCATCAGAGAACGCACCGATCCCGTGCAACGCCCAGCCTATTGCCAACTGCATCGTCAAACTGCTCTTTCCGATACCAGACTGAGCATTAATGAGCACACTCCCGCCTTTGCACAGCCAGCGGTTCCCGATCAGGGTGTTGCTATCGTGCTCTGTATCATAGAACAGCAGGTCATTGAACGTGCTGTGTACTATAGAACCCAGGCCCCGTTCAGCGTTGGCAGTCAGTGTCGCCACACTTAGGCCGGCCACAACCTGTTCCGTGGGCTCTCCAGTCGAGATGGCCCGGGTAGCGTTGGCTAGCGCAGTGAGTAACTCGCGGCGCCGGGCTGCGTCTTGAACCAGTTCGCACCAGCTCGGGAGCGGTTCGAGCGACGGCATCCCCGAGGCCAAGTCGGACAGGATGCTGTACGGGATGCCAGTCTTGGCAAGCCGGGCAAAGAGCACGATGGGATCTGTACTCAGTCCCGCCCGGGCAGAGTCTTGGATGCCAGCAAAGATGGCCCCGAACTGGGGATTATGGAAGTCACCCTGGCATATACCAGTAGCGGCGACAGTTGGCAGTGCAAGGGATGGCGCAAATAGTAGACACCCCAGCACTGCCCGCTCGGCTTGTTCAGCCTGCGGGATGGTTGGCTCTCTCATTGTCTAGAGAGTGGCCTCTAACTCGCGCTGTATTCGCGCCATGCTTGAAAGCGGTTTCGCCTCCAGCGTCCCCTGAAAAATCTGCACTGCCTTCGCTAACGTCATTCCCTCCAGCCCGTCCACCTTCAGTCCTCCCTGCCCGGTCCTCTTAAAGTCCCTGTCCACCTTCAACAACTCCCCTGCAATCCGCTCTGCCTCCAACAAGTCTGCTTTCATCATGGCCTTGTCCCTGTAAAATTTGTGCGTGGTCGGATGCGCACCCCCCGATGAATCAATTAGAACGGGATTTCATCCCCGCTCACATCTGTCGAGTCCAGTGGCAGCCACCGCTTGATCTCAAGGTAGGCATTGCCAGTCTTCTCGGAAATCTTGTTCCCTGGTCCGAGTTCTACCCTCGCAGTCTTGCCAACGCAATCGTCGACCTCAATTGCAAGCGGCTTTCCGTCCTCCACTTTAATCCCGATGGCGTTAGCAAACTCTGCAAGATTATCGCTGAGTTTGGTCATAAAGACGATCCATGCGTTAAACTTCAGAGGCCCAACTGCGACCTCAAGTTTAATCATGTCGTTGCCAGCTTTAGAGATGGCCTCAACTGCGTCTGTTATTTTGGCAATGTGAATCCCTGCTTCGATTGCTTGTTGCTTTTTACCTAGTTCGATTTTTACGGATGGCATGGTTTTGTTTTGGTTTTGGGTTAAATTCCGAAAGCGGCAAAGAACCTCTCAGGGAAAGCTGTAGCCTGTACGGCAATGTCTGCTGGGATGTCCTTGTAGGTCTCTCCCTCGGGTTTGATCCAGCCCTTCTTAATGGCGCCGGCAGTGACCTTGTCACGTTGTGCCTGACTCTTCTCGGCAAGCAGGCGCTCCATAGGATTGATGCGCTCAATCTTCTCAGGCACCTCCTTTGGCGCCTCGATCTGTAATGGCTCAGGCTCAGTCACAGCCTGGACTGGCGTGAACTCACCAACCTCCTCGGGAGCATATAGGCCAGATAGGACGCCGGGGAATATGCCACGGACCGCTTCACTGATGCAGCGAGCTTTGAGCATCTGTCTCGGAAACTTCTTCCAAGTTGGATTCCCAGTGAGGCCGGCCCGCGTAGCGTCCTGCATAGTCCAGGATACCTTGAGACTGCCGCCTTGGGGATGGCTGAACGTACCTGACACAGACTCGTGAGTGTACTCGTGCCAGTCCACCTTGCCGCCGGCCTGTTGAAATCGTGCAAGCATGGCTTCAGACTTCAAGGAAGGCTTACCATTAATGATGTGGTAGTCGCGGGCTGCCTCGGCTGGATGGCGCCCCTCGGCTTGGCACAGAAGGCCCAAGGCCAGAGCCTGTGCCGGCGTCTGGATGCCGAACAGTTTGGATTCTGCGATGGCCTTTGCCATCAGTGAGATTTGGTCGATGGGGATTAGTTGCATTTGGTTTTCATTTTTAGCCCAGCCTCAAGAATAAGGAGAGCGTCTGCGGTTTTCAGGGTAACTGACAGGTTTGGGTAAAGGGCTTGTGCCCTTCCTTTGAGATGAGCTTTCCAGCGGGGGCCGTGCGTCTTCTTGTCGCCCAGGCCAAGGGCAGCCTGCCATTTCTTTGGAGGGAGATACTCAATCCGCGCACCGTAGGCTGCTAGCACGCCTTCAATTCTGCCGTAGTTGCGAAACATTGTGCCAATACTGCTGCCAGACATTTTGCCAGCAAACTTAGGCAATTCTTCAAGAAATACAGTTGTCCATGCCCACCCAACACCGGGTCTGTGTTGGCAAAGAATACTCAACTGAGTGTCCAAATCGTGAAGAGTCTCCGGCATGGGCAGCGCATGAACGCTCCCGTCGGTGTCCACATAGGCGATCCCGCCTCCTACACCTGGGTCAATGGCTACGTAATTCATTTGGAAGCGACCAGAGGGGCCTTGCCAACCTTACGGGACACAACGTATGCAGGCAGTTCGTGCCCGGCTACGCTCCAAAGCTGTTCAGCCTTCTTCGCTGACAGTGATCCGTAGGCGTTGATGGCGTCTCCTGCGCCGATCAGCCCTTCCTCCACTGCTCTAGCAACGTACTCAGCACCCACAAACTCAGTAGCCCTAGGCTTCTGGAGACGCCACCCTGGCACTTGCTGACCTGCTTCAAGCAGCTCACAAGCCTTTGCCTTGGCTGCGTCCCTGAAGTCTTCCAGGGTTGAGCAGGCTGCCAAGAACTTGCCAAGCTGCACTGGGTCGTTGAGCAGCGCCAAGAAACCCTCATCCTGTACGGTCGGCGCCAACCCGGCTACTGTTACCAGTGCGGTGTCTTTCGACTGCACCCGCGCCGGACAAGTCAGCGACTTCGCACACCAGCCGCAGTAGTCGTTCTGCTTAGGCGCCGTGCCCACGTTATCCAAGATAGCTTGGACCGTCTCCTTCGCACTGGTGTAGGTCCAGTGCTGGGTCACCATCTTCTGCTGGTCACAGAACAAGAGATGCGTGGTCCACTCCTGCTCAAAGTGTGTCTCCATCAGCCCCAGAGCATAGGCTGCCATCTGTCCAGTGTAGTCGTAGACCTGACCAGACTTGAGGTCGATGAGCCACTTGCCACGAACTGCAATGCCGTCTGCTGTGCCCATGTGTTCAAGACCAGAAGTCTGGATCTTGCACTTGGCATCCGCAGTCTCCAGCCCGTCTGCACCACCGCCAAGCTGAATGCACTGAGCCAGTGCCCAACGGACTGCTGCTGCGTCCTCGTCACTAAGTTCGCGAGGAAGCTCACCGCTGACCCAGGCGTCCCTGAATACGCCGTCGAGCATGGTGCCCCGGGAGGCTGCACTGCTGTTGCCGGCTGTGCCTTCGTACTGACCGCACAGGGCCAGCTTGGGAAGGGAGGAGTGTCTAATTTTCAAGGTGATCCTCCACGTTGAATTTGAGTTTGTTCTGCTTTGCAACAGCGAGAAGCTGGAGAAAGCGAGGCATAGGAATCGACTCGTGGTAGAGCCAGTTGTCGATGGTGCGGTGACTCAGCTCGATGCCGGCTGCACAGAACTTCTTGTAAAGCTCGATGCGACCTCCAAAGAACCGAACCACACTTTGCACGTTGATGCTTGGTGTTTTCATGTCGAAAACATGCGTATTGTACGCAGATCAGACGCGCAACAAAAAACGTACTCTTTTTTTTAACCCGTCAAATTTGGTAACGAAATCTGTTTCGTCACCAAAACGTAAGTCCCTTTGTTTCATGTGGAAGCACCCCTGCACCCAGTCGCAGGATCTCCCTGCGCACCATCCGGGAAATCGTTACTCGCCAGCGGGAATCAGCCCGCCTTCAAAGAGGTCGCCCTCCTGTACCCTGCGCCGCCTAAGCCCTTCAAGCGTAGGCCACAGCCTCTTCATCTCGCGAAATTGTTTGGGAATCTCTTTCAGATTGCCAGTGCGCAGAAGTGCTTGAATGTTACACATTTCCCTGCGCCGTTCACCATTGAGGCTCGATCCACGATTAAAGACCAAAGAGACAAGTGCCGCTGCGCAGTCCCCGGGCAGATCAACCATCTGCGGGTAGATCCTAAGCGTGCGCATGTACCATGCCGGCAGCGTGACGTTCTCAAACACAGAAAGTGCTGATGCCCATGGGACTGTAAGGTGCCGAACATGTGGCAATACCTCTTTAGCAGCCTCTCCTTTGCGCCCCGAAACGCTGACAAGCAGCGCCAGCGTTGCTGCGTTCAAATGAGGCGACCAAGCCCGGCTGGTCTCAACTGCTGAAGTGTGGCCCAGATCCCAGCCTACACCTATGGTCACTCCAGACTCTGCACCAGGCCACTCGGGATGCTTGTCGTAGTAAGATTCCCCGCCGGTCTCCCAGTTGATGATGGCCTGAATGCCTTTAGTCGATAGATTCGTCATCGTCCTCCTCTAATACGTCCACTGGTTCCTCTGACCACCTCATAGCCTGATACAGACGGGCAAACAGGCTCCCTGAGCCAGCTTCAAAAGTCTGGTAAGTGTCGGTGTCTGAGTCATGCGCCAAGATTTGAACGCAGTCAAAATGCTCGCCAAGGTCTGCTGCAACCTTCTCCAAGTAGTCTTGCTTTTCTTGAGCGGTCATAGTTTTCCAGTGTGGTAGTGGTTGGCATTATACACCTTGCCATCCCGTGTTACTGTCCGAAATTTGCGAACCTCCCACTGCTTACGACGCACCATATTCTCGACCGCTGTGCGTTTCCCGCCCAGTTTATCCATCAGCTCGTTGATGGTGTACCAGCCCTCTGGAGCAGGTTCTCCAGCGAGTTCATATTTCAGGAGTTGAAGTAAAGTGGTTTTCATACCGGCAATCTAAAGTCGTGGGCCTGTGTCTCCTTAGCAAGCCAAACCACAGTCTCTGAGTCGCAGTATTCTCCCCAAGCAAATCCACGGCTCCACGAAGTTGTCGCCCTGCGGTTGGCCGCGTATCCCATTGCGTCCTTGTCGCCCAGCCAGCCAACGCAATATCCGGTCGGATGCGACCTGGTGCGCCCCTCTGCCTGCTGTACTCGGTGTAGGTGAGCGATGACCACCTTACTCGCACTTCCACCACATACGGCTTCTGCGTGATCCCTTACGGCGGCCTCATTAATCATATAGCCGTGGCCCATGAGGCAATCTCCAATCTGGCGCCAGCCATGTTGAAAATTATAGTCGATGACCTCGCACCGCATACGTCTGGCCTGATCGGTGATCTGGCCCATCACACGGCCAGCTAATGAGCTTACAATGGCCTTTGGTGATTCCATCAGCGTGTTCAAGCGGGCCTCATGGTTGCCAAGGAAATAAAGTCTTGGTTCAAGCTGGTGGAGGAAGGCCAGCCCGTCTTGCAGGTCACCCTCGGGATCTGCACTTTCGTCCCGCGTTCCCGCACAGCCCTGGCGAAGGCAGGCCAAATCAATAGCATCCCCCAAATGGATCGTGGTGTGTGGCTTCCAGCGCGCCTTAAACGCCAGCACACGTTTTAGGAGCTGCTGGTCAGCGTGGTGGCCGTGACTGCACCCAACGGCAAGGAACCGTTTCCAGTTCCGAGTGATGTTAGCCATTATTTGCGAAGGCTGCGGACAGTCTCCACAATCTTGAGTGCCGTAAAGACTGCTGCAAGCAGACAGCCCGTCACCCGAATCCACTGCTCTGCTTCAGACAGCGAGAGCGCCAGCGCCGATACATTTGCCAGATTGACTGTGGCTAAGTCAAAAAGGTGCCGGCTATGCATGTGCGAGGAAAGTTGAGCCTGGTCCCGGGACTGTGGGTAGTTTTCCATTTGCATCGTAGATTCCAGAGTAAGGCATGATCTTGTCTGGCGGGAGGCCAACGCCGTCAGTCGATGCCGGGGGCAGCGCACGTTTAATCGTAGCCAACACTTGCAAGCCGGCAGGTGGTGTGGCGCCCAAGTAACGAGCTTGCAGGCCAGGGATAACAGGAACGGGTAGGACAGTCATGGCTATCTACGTTCGTTACGAATTACGTCGATGAGGCCAAAGATGCCCACGATTGCGGTCGTCAAGGCGCCGCCCACGCCGGTCGAGTAAAGGCCAAAAGCTGCACCCATTTTGGCAAGACCCAGCCATGTCGAAGGCTGATGAATGTAAGATTGGAGTAGTGTCTTCATAGTCAGAAAATCCACGAGCGCAACAGTGCCACAGCTACACAGGCAATGGAAGGGAGAATGAAATCCAGTAGTCCCTTTATGGTCCACGCACGGGGCTCCAGGCCGCCAAAGTATGGCATGTTCTTGCGCCGGCCATCGTAGTTCGCCTCGATGTTGCGGTATTCGGCCTGAGCGTATTCGCGGCCAATAAAGTAGAACGAGCCAGCAGCAGCACCAGTCCACCAGTCACCGCTGGCAAGGCCAATAACGGCTTGCAGGACCAAAGCGATCACTGGGTGAGCTAGGTGGTGCATAGGCTATTGTCCGTTCGGCCAATTTGCGCGAAGAAGTTTAAGACCACACATTCTAACAGTTGAAACACTTCCTTTTACACCAACGCCAATGTAATACACGCTGGATGATGGCACCGCGAAGTAGGCCCTAATGTATTGCCAAGACGTTGTAATGTTTGGGAGAGGATTGTTTTGATCTACAGCAACAATCCAAGCACTTGCTCCAGCCAATGGAACTCCAGATGCATCAAGTGCCAGAGCAACAAGAGATCCCTGTGATCCAGCGGCTATTCTGACCCAGCCCTCAATGGAAAACTTGTCATCTGCTGCAACAGGAATACAAGTTGACTTTACTGTTGCAAGGCTTGTCGTATCAGCAGTTGAAAGCGCTGCTTCTCCACCAGCGATAATTTCAAGAGAATTTCTAAAGTTTGTTCCGGCGGGAACATCAGCGTTTAACCCAATAGAAGTTCCTGCTCCGTATTGATTGTAAAGATACCAACCATTTGTGGTTGCTCCTGTAATATCAACAGAATATGGAACGAGGCTTTGATTGTTTGTATTTATAAGAAATGTGGCAGCATATAAGCCAGATGCTGTAGTTCTCCAGCGGCAATTGTTAAAAGAAGAATTTCGGCTACTTCCATTTATAACTGTCGCCAATAAATTCCACTCTGAAAAATTGCAATTATCAAAGATATATTCAATTACATCAGATGACCCGTAATTATAAACAACAGGCATGTTGTCGTACGATCCAGTGCCTGTTGCTCTGTAGAAGTTGTGATTTGCAAAGTTGATCTTAGAATACTGTGAAGCAGAAACAGGAACAATAATTGCAGAATTGCTATCTCTTGTGATTTCAGTCCTTCCACTACATGCGATAATTCTGCCTGCATTAACAATGCCGGCAGATGCCATTTCAAACATGCAGCTTTCTAGGTAGACCTCAGACAATTCAACATCAGATGGCGTTGCTGTGTTTGCGTTTACTTCGTACCCATACAAGCAAGGCGTGCCATAGGTTGCTGCGTTTTGAATCTCGCACGAGTCAAGTACCAGTACGCCAGAGAATTGTTCAAACGAACGCATGTCAGCACCAATAAATCCTCCTGGATTTGGTGAAGCAGCCCACTCTTCTGGACCGGCAGAAAGCTGACCTCCACTCACTATCAAACGGCCATTTCTGTGATTGTTGTATAGTGGTCGCTCAATGCCACGGCACATCAATGCAAAAATAGAGTTTTCGCTTTGAGCAAACAATGTAGACGCAGCAGTGGGCAATGCCCCATAAATTAGTCCACGTTTTGCGTACCTAAACTCTAGGTTTGTAAAGCTATTAAACTGCGAAGACCTGTCTGCATCATACCACCACATCAGAGTGGTGTAGTTCGTCTTAAAGTTGCCATTTAACTTTAATCCGTACACGTTACAGTGAACTCCCTTAAACCTAAGAAGACAGTCCTGTGCGGTGGAAGATCTGGCAACCAACTGTGCTCCGTCAAAAAACAAGTCCGCATCCGTAAGGTCAATAGTCAGCGTGGAAACACTGTAACTTCCAGCAGGAAACCAAAGAGCTTTTTCTGACAATGTTGCAACATAAGACAGGGCGGCCTGAATTGCAGCCGTATCATCAGTCACTCCATCTCCAACGGCTCCAAATTGGAGCACTGAGACGATGCCGTTTAACTTCGATGCGTTTTGAAAAGATTTGCTGCTCATAGGTTGTTAGGAGATGCGTCTGTGACGGGCAGATTGTGATTACTACCGGTGGGAGCGTCATCACCTTGACGCTGGTCAAACTGCCGCTGGATCTGGCTGTTGATGCTCGAGATCAACGGAGCTGCCAGACGATAGGGGACTTCGAGCAGGGCAGTGTTGAGGACTTGGAGTTGCTCCTGTGTGAAAGAGAGGGTGGTTTTTTCCATAAAATTAAGCGTTGTAGTAGGGTATCCGTATTTCTACGCCTTCTGCATAGCCTTTAATAAACCCTCGTGGATTTGCTGGTAATGCAGCTGCGCCCGCAGACGCAGATGTGGTTGTGCCATTTCCGATGGACGTATTTCCAGCTCCAACAGCCTGAGCCGCTCCTGTCATTGCGTAGCTTTTGCCACTAACATTTCCTAATGTATCGACTGAAAATAATTGAGCAGTGTTATCTGCATTGATTGCGTTTACAAAGTAACCAGAGGGACTTGTGTTTGTCAGCCTCTGAAGTAATAGGACACTTCCAGAATTATTTATCTGAAGAGCTTGAATGGTTGATCCACCATACCTAACAGGCACAGTCCCAAATACAGCAGCATTCTCTAGCTCAGGAGTGCTTTCAACATAAATTCCAATTCTAGAATGCCTTATTGCAAGGCCAAACAAGAACTTTCCACTTGTTGCTCCAGTGCTAATTCTGTCGAGCTTTATTCCAAATGTAATGTCCCCGCCACCACCAGATGTAACAGCAAGCCCAAGCTGTGTTCCGGCACTTGGTGAAGTGTAGTTCTCTACATTAATTTCAATTCCCCAAATGTTCCCAGATGAACCCACATTAGCAACAACTGCGGAATTTAATCCTGTGTTGATGCTGTAAGTTCCAGGAGCATTTAATGCTGCTCCCAAAAATAATGCTCCGTACCCCCTTGAATCGGTTGCAGGCTGAATTGATTCAATAGCGTGAGCAAATGTTGCCGCTCCGTCTATTACGTTATGTGCTTTTTTCTGAACCTCCCATATACCGTTTGTTCTGCATGTGGTATTGGCAAAAAAATTAGGCCACGGAGATGTTCCGTTAAAGACTGCGCCTGGAGATATAAGCCAGTTGATGCTTTTTGTTCCAATGCTAGGCGCAGAGTTCAGCCTATATGTTCCATTTGGAACTGCAATGTTTCCACCAGTGGCTGGAAGTGAATCAACCGCTGCCTGAAATTGCGATATTGTATCAGTTCCACCAGTAAGATCAGCACCAAAGTCCAACACAGATACACTCTCACGAGCCTTGTCTTGGATGTTACGAGCAACTGCTCCAGTCCCGGCCTGAATAAAAGACACTCCACTTCCTGAAATGTTCCCCCCAGTAATAACGGCACCACCTTGAAACAAGAACTGGTCACCAGCAGTAGCAGGCGCAGTCAGCGTGACAGTCGAAGAGTTCGTCTCCAGATAGTCCAAATTTAAGTTTAGTCTAAGTCCGTTGCGGTAGACCTCTAGCGTGTCAGTGCCAGGCAGGTAAGTAAACGCAGTCAACGCAAAGGTAAGCTGGTTAACCCCAGCAGTGATGAGTTGCGTGGAGATATCAAAGACAGACGTAGGCGCATCAGACTGGTCAAACGCAGAGAACACGAGTGCACGGTTCTTGTTCCTGACCGTGATCGAGTAAGTGTCAGTCGCGACATACAGCCTGCTGGCAGTGCCAGCACGGCTTGGATAGCCACCAACAGTCCTGATAGGCTGCCCAGCAGGAATGGTCAATGCAGCGTCCCAGAACACGTTTACAGGGGCTGTTTCCGGGTTCAGGTTAGACTGGCCTAGATAGATGTAACCGCCCTCTAGCGGGGCGCCTGTGGTGTCCGTGAAGAACGGGAATGGGGATACGATGGAAGAGGACATTACTGGGACTCCTGTTGAGGTTCTGCGCCTTGAGGCGTGAGGTAAAGTTTGATGAGCGTTTTGGCTTCTGGAAGCGTGTCCTTGTTCAGAGGACGAAGCAATTTAGCCATGAGATCCTTGTCTGTCATTGCTTCTAACAGAATTGCTCTGGCTCTTCCAGATGGATCGCCAGAAACAGAAATCAGTTTATCTAGCAACTCTCCAGATGCTCTTGCAGCGGTTCCGGCAGCTCCATATCTCAAGTTGCCAGGAATCAATCCGTATCCAATTCTGCCAAATATCCCCAGTAAGTTTTTTGATTCTTTGTCAGCAAACTCCTGTGCTAACTGCGTGTTTAGGCTTGTTACAGACTGCCCAGCAGACGCTCGGCGAAATCGTTCCATTACCTCAAGCTGGCCTCTGAATACGTCAAGCATTCCAAGCTCTTTGCTGCCCCTTCCAAGCACTGTCTCAATTGCCTTGCGGGCGTCAGAATCAGCCGCAAGCATTCGGTTCATGGAAGCGTATGAAGTGGCAAAACTGTCTGTTGTTACAGTTGCGGTTGGGTTTTCAAGCGTTGAAACAACCTCTCCAAATCGAGCCATTTCTTTGCGCATGTATTCAAACATGGCGTTTTTGATACCTTCCTTAGCTTTGCCAGTGCTGTCTTTAGCAGCCGAACGCATTAGGTCTTTGGCAAACTGCTCCGGGTCTCCAGCCTCCATCATTTGAGTGATGGCATTCACAGGGCTTTTTCCAATAACTTTAGAAGCAGCACTATCAACAATTTCTTTTTGTTTTTGCTTGAACTGTTCTTTTGCCTGAAATCTGGCGGTGCTAGCAATAGAAGCGGCTTCCTGTTCCGCAGGTTTAATCCCTTGTTTTTTGACTGCTTTTAATTCTTGCACAAAAGTGCGACGCCCTCTTTCTGCGGCTGAAACAGCTTCAGTGGCTTGGGTAACATCTTTTGCAAAAGCATCAACTGATGCGCGGACTTCTGGAAAAACCTCTAGCCAGCCTTCAACATTTCGGTCTTTTAACCATTTGTTAAACCTTGCTGGAGTTGGATTTTCTCCCACTGATGTGGCTAGGTCATTAATGATCCAGTCCTGAACAGCTTGAAGTGCTTGAGGATCTTCTTTTAGAGCGGATCTGAATTGGTATTGCAACTCCAATGGTTTTGACAAATAGGCGTCAATTGTCCTTGAGTCTTCGACCTTTCCAAAGCGCACAGCGTCTCCAACTTTTCCACCATACTTTTCTTTGTGAATCCTGTATTTCTGGTTTGCCGCAGCAATATCAGAGCTGATGTCTCCAAGAGCCTCAATGTCCTTTTCAAAGCCCTCTTTAACCATCTTCAGCAAGCGGATTTCGTTTGCGTCCACAGACGCTCCTATTTTGCCGTTGATAGCTGAAATACCAGACCTTAAATCCTGAACAGAAACGCTTGTTGGAACATCTTTTTTAGGCGCCAACTTAATCAGGACTTCCTTAATCTTTTCAGGCAGATCTCCAAAAAGTCCTGCTCCTTTAGGCCCAGCAGCTTGACGGGCTGCTTCCAGAGTGTTTTTGGCATCTGAAGTAAGCGTAGAAACTCGTTGTGATTCGTATGCTTTATCTACGTCTTTTAAGTCATCAACTCTTTCACGTTCCCAAACTCCTTTGACCAAAGTGCCTGCACGGTCGCGTTCTCCAGTTCTCGACGCAATTTTGATTCTAGCCGTTTCAAGGGCTTGCTTCATCGTGTCGAGCACATCCTCGGCAGTAGCAAGGTTCTGACTAGCCCGCTCTGCTGCTGCGCGCTCTGTTGCCAAAGCTGTCTCAATGATGCTTGCAGCCTGTTGGTCCCCTCTCCTAACAAATGCATCCCTGGCTGCAACGGCGTCATCACGAAGTTGCTGTGTTTGTTGTTGAAGGAATGCCTTGGCTTCTTGAAATGTTGCGCCGGACTGCTGAAGCGTTTCTCCAATGTTTCGTGAAACTGCTTCCCGGGATCTGGCTCGAACTTGACGCAATGATGCGTTGATATTTGCCAAAGCATTTCCCAACGAGATCAGCCCTTCATTTCCCGTCAACTCGGGAGCCAAAGGAGTAATTCCTGCACCAGTTAATTCTGGCGCAGTTCTTTCAAGTCTCTGTGCGATCTCCTCAGGAACGCCTCCTGCTTGAGTGGCAAACTCTTGAGCGACTCGACGTGCTCCCTGCTGGGCGGCCTGTTCTGTCCGTAAGCCACGCTGAAGTAACTGCCCAACGGGTTGTTTTGGCTGAAGAAGGCCACCAGACACTGCGCCAACGATTGTGCGTTCCGTTCCACCGCCCATGGCTGCCGGAATAGCCCCTCCAATGGCAGATCCAAGAGCAACTGCGCCAATAGCGCCAAGATCGCCCGCAATGGCCCTTTGGAGAGTGTTTATAGCCGGCCTCATAGTGGCAAGCTGTGGAAGCGCTTCTCCTATTGCTCTTGAACCTCTAGCGCGAGCTTCGTCAAAAGCAGCCTGAGCCTGAGCAGCCTGCTGTTCTTGTGGCGTTTGAAATTCAGAAACAATCTCCTGTTGCGCGGCGCCACCCAGCATTGCTCCACCGATAGCTCCAGGCAGCGCCATTGGCCCCATCAGTGACCCGGCAGCACCACCAGCAATACCTCCAATTGTTGGTCCAACTTGACTTACTGCGCCGCGAGCAGCGGCACCAATCATGGATGGCTCCATTTCCTGTTTATACTGTTCCCAGATAGGAGCCAGCACAGGATACTGTTGTGCATCGAGTGTGGCAGTAGGACTCAGGCCACCAGATGCCACTTCCTTGTTTAGCACGTCACGAATTGAGCCAGTGCGCTCAAGCTGACCATAAATAGCCTGCACATTTGACTCTGTAGGAGCACCACCCTGTGGCGACTTGATCTTTAACAGATCAGCAGCCAGTTCAGGTGGAGGAACAAGGTCAGCAAGCGTTGCTCCTACTTGTTCAGGAGGACGGCCAGCAAACTCGATAGGTTGTTCAAGTGCCCCGGGCTGTTCAATGGGAAGCTGATCCGTAGCAGGCCCAGCAGTGGGCTGTGAACGCATCTGGCGAATTGTGTCAGCAAATACCTTGGCATCAGCAGCATTCCCTGCGGCGTCAGCCTTAATTAGTGCTGCGCTGAGTTCTTCAATGGTAGCCATTAGCGGTACTTGTTAAGCAGTACGTCAATACTTGTGCCTACACCAGCTTGGTCCGGCATAAAATTCTGGTCTAGCTTGTTGCCCTCTTTGTTCCACCAAGCATTAAATGCTGATCCCTTTTTGATTGGAGCCCCAAAAACTGAAAACTCTTTTAGAGCACTTCCAGCACTGCCTGCATTCTGGGATACCCAAGCAAGTTTTGCTTCATTGTATCGAGACGCATAATCTGAAAGGCGAGCCATTGCTTCAACACCCTTTCTAAATTGCTTGGGGTTTGCGTCCTTAGACATAACTCCCTCTTGAGCAAACCTACGGTCAGCATCAGATGCGCTGCCAGGGGGAAGAGACTTAATAACTTCCGAGTTCGCAAGTTTTTGATACTCTTTTCTTAGCATTGACACATCATTACTAAGCAAAGGAATTTTGTCTTTTACATATTGCCAAATTGCCCCTTTAACAGTATTTGGAATCTGAACCTCACCAGAGTCAATTTTTTCCAGTATTGTTCTTGCGGCATCTGCTGACTGTCGGTTTGTGATAGAGGCATCACTCAGTTCTTTGGCAAATTTATTTGTGGATGCAAATATCTTCATCTTCTCATCTCTAGTCTGATCCAGCTTTTGCTGGATCTCTTTGATCTGAAGTTTTTCCTTTTCAATATCCAGTTCGCCCTTTTTCAGCTTTTGAGCACGTTCTTCTTCATCTACTTCCTTGCCCTTGTTGGCGCCACCGGGCTTAGTCTGGTCGCTAAACTCCTTAACAATCTTCAGCGTATCTTCAGCCAGCCTTGGATCTCCAACCAAACCCGCTGCGTTTACAACATTCAGTGCCAATGCTTCTTTTGGAAGATTTGGATCTTGATCAATTAGATCCACGATCTTTCCAAAAGAATTAGAGACAGCTTTTGCAGCAGGACTTGAGTCTTTGCTGTTGATCAAAGCCTGTTGCACTTCTGCTGCTGCCTTTCTTGCTTCGCCCATGTTTCCAGCAAATGCAGCGTTTACTGCGTTAATCATCCCGCTCTTTGCAGCGGACTGAAACTGGGGGGTCATTGCAAGGAAGCTCTGCTGGAACTGCTGCTGTTCTGGACCTTTAAGCAGGGTCTGCCTGTTTGACCAGCCACGAATGTCATTTGCAGTGATTTCCTTGCCTTCTTTTAATGCTGTATCGACCTCTCTGTTTACACGAATCTGTTCTGCCTTGCCGATGTTCTCAACAGCGGTAGTATCCAGAAGTGGCAGAATAGGAATTAGATCTTCTACTGTTTTTGTTTTGTCGTTGGCGTAGCCTTGAAGCGTTGATGAAATCAATTGCTTATCAGCAAGAGCAAGTTTTGCTCCGGTAGTTTGAACGCCAAGAAGGTTTGTCGCCGCGCCAGACTGAGCAGTGCTAGCCCTCTGCGCAGCAATAGCAGCTTCGAGCTTCTGCTTTTCAAGCGGCTGTAACTCCTGGGCAAACTGAGCCTGCTGGGCCTGAATGCCAGCCTGCTGCTGCTGAATAGCACTTTGCTGCTCCATCTGCTGGAGTTGCCGAATACCCATCAAGCTCTGAAGAAAGTTCTGAGCCGGGGGCTGCGGAATGTTGATCGAGTAATCGTAAGGTCCGGCCATAAAAATTATTGTTGCATGTAGAACCCGCCTGGCGCACCTGGCCCAATCGGCGCCTGATAAGCAATAGGAGCGCCTCCGTACATTTGCTGCGCCTGTTGATAGCTTCCTGCAAATCCACCAGTGCCAATTCCAGAAGACATCGTTGGCCGGCTAGCCTGCTGCATTGAAAATAAATTTTGGCCCAGATTTCCAATCGAAGTTGCGGCTCCAGTTAATCCTTGGATCTGAGCATTTGCGGCCCCAGTTATGCCAGCAGCCTGTGCCGCCCCGATGCCCGTCTTTAAGTTTGCAATGTTAGCTCCTCTTTGTTGCTCGGCTGTAGCAAGGCCGCTAGCCATTTGCTGTCCTATGCCAAGCAAATTCTGCGCAGCAGTTCCACCCATGCCTGTTAATCCAGCCAGTTTTCCGTACTGAGATTCAATAAGCTGATTAAGCAGCGCAGGACGAAACTGGCCTAAAGCGGCCTGCACATTCCCGCCTCGAAGTCCTCCGGTCGCAGCAGCATTCTGAAGAATGCCTTGCTCGCCTTGCCGGGCTAATTCTTGGAACTGTGCGCCCTGTTGGATCTGCCCAATCGCAGCCTGTTGCTCACCGGCTCCGCGAAGCCCTAAAAGCCCTTGCATTCCTTGCAGAGCTTGTCCACCTGCTTGAATGTATGGTTGTGTTAAGCCAGGGCTTCCAGCCGCCATGTAAGGAGAAAGGATTCTGTAAATAGCTCGAAGCGATTCTTCTGTGTTGGCAATTGCACCTTCAGAAGCTGCTGCCTGTGCGCGAGCAGCCCCCTTTGCCGCCTTGGCGCCTTTTGAGCCTGAATACAATGATGTTCCAGCGCCCAGTAATGCACCGCCACCTACAATCCCAGTTAATGGATCTGGCATACAAACTCCTTTCGATAAGTCTCAAAATCTTCTCCGTACAATTTCATTACATCAAAGGAAAAATCAGTAGCAATTTCGACTCCATGACAAATTTGAACTGCAATCATGCACAAATCATAGAACCCAGCCCTCCATGCAAACGACATTTCATCAGCTTTTCCAATTCGTTCAGCAGCATCACTTCCCTGCCATTTAAGAATAGTTAGTGCAACCACAGGCAAAAGAGTCGCAGAGTTTGCTGTAAAGAAGTGATTTAGTGGCATAGCTATAAGTGTGTTCCAGATACACTTATTTAGTTCTTGGCGAGACACTTGATCGCCGTCTGCGACATCATCAAATACTTGAGTCACCTGAAAAAACATTAGCAGCCATTCGACGGCAGGAGCAGGCAACTGGAAGTGTTCTTCCAGATGCTGCTTCAGTGATGTCAAGCGCTCATCCATTAGGTAATCTCCCTCCCGGAGGCAGTAATGGTCAAAGACGTAGCAGCGCCGGCCAGTGTCGAGATGAACCCGCCGGCTTCGAGCACTTGGCCTACCAGTTCAGGACACTGGTAAGTCTCTGCCGGCACAATGGTCCGGGTCTTCAAAATCAGGTTAGAGTTACTAGCAGATCCCCCAACAGGAATGAGGTTCGTGCTAAACGTCACGTTGGTCGTGTTCGTGTTAGTTACCGTGAACTTGTCGATAATCGTCTTGCAGGCCACAGCGGTGTACTGCGCAGTCTGAGCAGCTTCAGCCTGCTTTGGAGGAATAATGTTTTTGACTGTAACGGCCATGGCTAGGAAATGTTATCGGTAACAGTGAGAATCAGCGAGGGAATACTGGGAGCTGGTGGGGTCGCTGCCGAAGCGTGAATCTGGCAATCAATATCATCTGTGGACCACATGATCTCAAAGTAATCTTCCAACCCAAGTTGGACCACATAGTTCCAAGCAGCAATGGATTCTCCGTTGTTGCCTTGAATGCGAATCTTACCCGCAGACGCTGGCAAGTCAACTCCGTTGATCCTTAGCCAAATATAAACAAGCCCAACTCCACCGCTTGTTTTTAACAACTGAGCAGAAAACTGAATGTTGTAAACTCCCTCGGTGTCCACATACACGCGAGATGTTGGAGTGCCAACTCTGACTCCAAAAGACAGGTCAGTGACATCAAGAGTCATTCCATACGCCGTGTTGATGACTGCGGCAGTCTGCGTAATGTTTGATTGGAACGCTCCATACCGCTTGCGCTTGTTCTGCTCGAACACGGGAGGCAAAATCTGCTCTTGCACGGCCTGTGTCACTACTGGAGGAGCAATATCGACGTTCTGAACTTGTAACGGCCTCACAGGAGCCAGCGCAAGCAGCTCAACTGCATCAGCCAACCTAGTGATAGCCGAGACTGCCTGCTGTGCCCTAGAATCCGCATTCTGTGCGTTTATCGAGACTTCTTCAACCAGAGACGCATTCGAGTCTAGGCTAGACGGGATCAGGTCAAATAATTGCTCAAAAGCTCGAATCGCACGCTGCGAAGGCAAGAACTCAGCCAGTTCATTTCGAGTGATCTTGAAAGGGCCGGTCATACAAAGAGCGGTTCAACTCTGGCCTCAAGTCTAGCAACAGAAAGCTGGGCGTCGCTTGTACCCCGAAACTTCTGCGCTCTCCACTGCCTCATGCGTCCCTGCTGAAGCCAAGACAACCGCTTGCCACGCACGCCGGTCAAGCCAGCCTTGCACACACGTTCTTGACTCCAGGTCAAGCCGTCCTCGGTGTACGAGGTCCAGATACTGGGATCCGCACCAAAGATCGAGTTGCCGGTCAAGGCAATCAGTTCCATTTCGTGGAAGATCACTCCTCGGCTTTCGTTGTAAGTAATGATTGTCGCAAACTCCCAGCCATTCAAGGCGCCCCAGTGCGAAGAGAGTGCGTCATCAAGGTAACCAAAAGCCGTGCTAGTAGGATCACCCACGTTCCAGCGGTTGTACGCCCATACCAGATTGCGAGCACGATACTGGCCGTCTCCAACAATGCTAGTAGCAAGAGTAAACCATACTGGACCTTGAGTGGCACTGGTTGCAGCGGCATCAAATACCAGCGTCTGATTTGGCAAGTGGATGTACAGGTGACGATACCCCTTGTCTACGCGAGACTCGACAAGCACGTCGGTAAGTTCCTCTTCAGTAAGCTCAGTCAACAGCAGGTCAATTTCCCGAGTGGCAATGCGTTGCGCGTTACTGCCAGTGATTAGCCAGACTGAAGGAGCCT